TCGTTTCGACATCTGCGGCGCTTACCTGGCGCTGGAGAACGACTGGAATGTGGGCGGATGGTTGCACGAGCGGCCGAGCAACGCGCGGCGCCGCGAGTCAACCGGCGTGCAACTGAGCCGCATGCGATACCGGGCGGCGCGCGATGCGTGCTGCAGCTTCGACTATCTCGAAAACGACAACCAGCGCGCGATCTATTGCAACGCGGCGCGCGCTTTCGGGCTGGAGCTTTCGGCGGATGACGACACGCATGCGCCCATTCTGGAATTCATCAAGGGGAACACATGAGCACGATTGAGCAACAAACCGCGGCCGCGATCCGGTCAATTGAGCTCGGGAACAACGGACACGCCGACATCGGGACATCTGCGACGCTGGCCGATGCCGTGCGCGCGGCCGGTTACGTGGTGATCCTGGCGCGAGATCTGCACGGCCGGCCGGTTTTCCGCGGGTTCACTGCGGCCGGTCAGCGTGCTTTGCGTGCTGAGTCATTCGGCGTCAGCACCTACCGCGCGCCGGCCGCTCGGCTGCATCTGCCCGACTACGAGCCGGCGATTCTGGCGCGTGACGCGCGGATGACCGCGGAATTCTGACCCGTCACTACGCATTTTCAGGAGCACACCATGCCAATATCCATGCACCGTTGCAGGATCTGCAGCGCCGTCACCCGCGTCAAGTACCGGCGCGAGAATCGATCGATAGGCTACGGCCGCACCGAGGCGGTTTATTTTCGCGAGTCCGACAATGCACGGCATGTCCAGCCGGTCGAATGCTGCGGCCGCGTGACCGGCTGGAATTTCCTCAAGTCGACGCTGAACGCTGCCGTCAAATGCGACGCCAGATGCACGCACGCTAAGGGGTTCAACTGCGAGTGCTCATGCGGTGGTGAGAACCACGGCACGGCCGGCATGTTTACTGGCCTGCTGCTGGCGGCCTGACCCCTCACCAGTAAATCAGACCCCCTCACCGCGAATACCGGAAGGAGCGCCATGAATATCAACTACACCGAGCCGAAGTCCGGCAAGTCTTCAGCCGTCTGCCAGTGCTGCGGCAGGATGTCGCGCGCGGTAGCGACTGACAGCCACGGCGAGCCCGATCTGTGGCTGATGGCTAGGGGGTGGTCAATGGACCCGTTTCTGCGAGAGGCTACGCACACTGACGGTTCTCGCGGATCGCGGTACACCTGCCCGACTTGCAACACGCAGTTGCGCGCCGGCAAGATTCTGCCGCTGCGCGGGACACCATCAGCGGCTCCCTAGCTGACCCCTGCCCGGGCATTCCTGCACCCCGTCACCCATGATTCTTGGAGCACCATGAAACCCGACCCGACCAAACCACACAAGTACACGACCTACCTGAACGAGCGCACCATGTCCGCGATGCGTGGCGATGAGGCGCTGAGTGGGCGGCTGAATCAGATCGTGGACCGCTACCTGTTCGCCGTCAGCGCATCCGTTGCGCGCGTGCATGGGCTGTTCTCCAACGACGAGTGGCGCACGCTGCTCGATGCCTACGATCGCAAGCCGGATGACCTCCTGGCGGCCGGCGAGGTGTTCCGATGGTGGTCAACCGGATCGCACGGCATTTGCGGCGAGGCGCTCTGGCGCGCGGCCAAGCTGCCGCCGGATGACTTCGTTGCGTTGATGGAGTTGCTCGAAGCCGAGTTGCTGACCGGCGTGGCGATGACCAATTCCGTTGATACCTGAGCGCATGGACGAACACAAATGACCACTCATGCCGGATCAAATACTGACCGCCTCATACAAATGACAGTCGGTCAACGCATATATATAGAGACGACGCTTGATCGTTTTCCCCATGACATGCGGACATTGGTTGTGCCAAGAACACGCCGGCCCATTGAACTGTACGGGCGCGAGTTTGAAACGCGATTGTTTACTGCCGTTTCGGCATCATCAGCTAGTGACATTCGGTATCTCATCTGCCTTGAACGAACTGTTTGACTGACCCCTGCCCCGTAACACCTGCCCCGTCCCTACGCATTCCCTCTTTCGGGGGTGTACCGTCGTGCCCGGGTCAGGTACGTTGCTGGATCACTCTGGAGATCATGATGCTCAAGACACTCGCGGCCGCTGCCGCCATCCTGTTCGCTGGCCACGCTGCGGCGCAGTGCAAGGACATGGAGTACGCGCAGATCAAGGACATGCTCGCCACGCCCGAGGGCAAGAAGAAGGTCTACCTGGAGCGCTGCTTTGCCGATGTCATGACGGCGCACCTGTATACGCTTGGCGGCCCGGCGAATGCCACGAAGGCGACAGCGTGCGCGTCGATGCTGACCAAGATCGACACGGCGCTGACCGCGGCTGGCGACACCGATGGGCTGGCGTTCGCGAAGTCAGGCTGCGGACTGGGCAAAAAGTGACCCCTGCCCGGTGATTCCTGACCGACCCGTGGCTACGCATACCCGTGCCTACGCATTTCGACCGGACCCGTGGCTACGCATTCCAGGCTACATCAGGGTTCTGACTGCGGCATCTTCAAGCGACACAGATTCGTTTTCTTCCGGGCCTTCAATCTCGGCCCAGTGCGTGACGCACACAATTGGCGAAAACCAATGCACTTTCGTCTCAAGATCGAATTTCCCTTGTCCATTTGCGCAAGTGTTGTAACGCGACTCCCCCAGATATTTCGGCTTCCTTCCGCCTATCGTCGGCCAGATTACATATCCCCACAACCACACATTGCGACGATTGCATGGAACGATGTCTTCCACTCGATTCCAGTTCGGCATCACTCAAACTCCCCAATCAATCCCGCCCGGGTGAAGTAGTCCTCGAGCACCAGCAGCGCCTGCTTCTCGGTGTTGAAGATCAGTTTCTTGAGCATCACGCGGTCTTCCTGCAGCGTGCGCTTGGGCACACCGTACTGCTTCTCGAGCGATCCGATCGACCAGTCACCACGCGCATCGAGGATCGCCTTGGCCGTCTTCTGCCGACTGCTCGTTTCGTAGTGGCCCCAGATCAGCGCACGGATCGCGCTCGGGTTGCTCGTCGTGCAGAAGCACGCGAAGTGATCGTTCAGACCCTTGACGCCTGCAGACCGCTTCACCTGATACGCGAACCGCGCCAGGATCGATGAGCGCTGCACGGGACTGATCCCGGCCTTGTTGTCGGGCTGCTCGATCACCCGGCGCACGGACGCGCACTGAGCCCTGAACTCGATGGGCTTGAGCCGGCCCTTGTTGACGTGGCGATCTGACGTGATCGTCGGCGCCAGGCCGTAGCGCTGCTCCATCAGGTCATCGATGATGATGCCGGTCGGACTCTTGGTGCCCATCTCGCGCATCTCTACTGCGAACGACATGCCGATGCAGTCATCGATGAACCGCCACACGGGTTCGGCGGTGTACTTCGCTTCGATGTGCGGGGAGATCGGCGGCAGGCTGGCGTCAAGGCTTCGCATTTTTCATGTCCTTGTTGATAGCGTCGAGATCCCATGCAGCACGGGCTTCCTTGTGGGTCATGTTGGATATGTCGAGCGCCCGCTGATAGGCAGCGTCCAGTTTTCCAACGCGCCTGACCCGGTCGAATTCCTTGGTGCGCGAGAACATGCGCGCTTGACACCCGCGGCAGTTCGCGTTGAAGACGTGCCAGAGTTCAGTGGCGGATCGGGTGCAGTCGGGACAGGTCAAGCGCGAACCTCACTCGCCGTCACCGCCACACCCAGCGCCGCCCACGCATGCGAGCGAACGCCGTAGGTGCCGCCTGGCGCTTTCTTCGTTCCGGGTGCGCCGAGCTTGTCGATCAGCGCCATGCGGATGTTTGCGTCCTTGGCCCGCGGGCTTCCGCACAGGTGCAGCTTGACGTCCTTGCGGTAGACGAGGCGCACCTGATCGGGGGTGTGCCACGCCTGCTTGTAGCGGCCGATCCACACGCACGTCTCGAATACCTCGCGGCCGACTGGCATGCCGTATGAGGAAATCATTTCGATGGCCAGCCGCACGGGGTCGATAACCTCCCATCGCTGGATCATCGTCAGCATGTTGGCGTTCTTCTCGATGCCGCTCGAGATGCCCTCGCCCGGGCAATACAGCGCCCATCCTGTTTCTTCGGTTCCGGGGTCGAGGCCGAGGATCAAGCCTGCCTCCACGCCAATGCAATCGCTTCGCGCCACGGCGTTCCGAGTTGCCGGTGGATCGAGTACAGGGTCAACACGAGGATCGGGTTCTTCATTTCTGTGTCCTTAATCTGTGCATCCGGCACACTCAATCGCATCGTCAACCTGTGAGGCCGCGTGACCGAATGCGTCGACTTGATCCTCCGAGAAGGCCAGCATCTGGGCGTAGCTCGGACGGTCGTTTCGGAAGTAGCCGCCTCCAGTCACCTTCGGGTTATCTATCCGTCCTTCCATCGATGCCCACCAGACGGCGCGGGCTGGCTCCTTGGCAATCTTGCTCATGATGGTTGCCGAATGCTTGAGAAAGCACAGATCGCAATTTCCGTCGGGACTAGTTCCGTTGATATTCGACAGTGCCAAATCGAACGGGTGTGACTTCCAGAACGTCATCACGTCGTACTTCGAGACGCCGACATCAGCCAGCGGTGCGCGGCGCTCGACGCCTTTCGTTCCGCCGCTCGGGTCCGCGCGAATCTTGGCGACTCGCGACGGTTCATCGGCGCGAAACCCAACCAAGTTCTCATGCTCTGCATATCCCAGGCTGCGTATGAAATCGACGGCGCGAAGAATCTTCAGCTCCACTGTGCAGAATCGCGCGACTGGGTTCGGCAGGTAGTTGCGCTTTCGGATCAGAGCTTCAAACGGCTCACCATTCCGGCTGGCCGTTTCAAAGTCAACGACAGCGAAGCCCGGTGCATCGGCCCGGTACTCGACCCATGTGATAGGCACACCCCACCGCTCGCCGCAGTCGCGCACGAATCGCAGCGTCGCCTCCTCCTCTTTGCCGGTATTCGCAAAGCACACGATGCACTCTGCCGGGAGAGTCCCGCCGTTCGACTGCAGCACGCGCCACAGCATGTAGGCCGATGTGCGACCGCCTGAAAACGAGATACACGTCGGCCCATCGACCTTGAAAGGATCTCTCATTCCAACCTCACATCGGATGCGTATTGCTGCGCGACGGATCGCGGTCGAATCCCGGGCAGCGCGTGACCTTGTAGGCCGGTGTGCCGTCTGGGTTCTTCGGCAGGTACTCGGGGTCGTCTTCGCCCCAGCCGGCGCGCGAGCCTTTCTTCGGCGCCTTCTTCGCTGGCAGCGGTCGCAGATGCTGCGCAGCGAACTCGTCGCGGGCCTGCGCGGTCGCGAAGTAGAAGACCAGCATCCCGCATCGGTAGCGGAACATTTCGCCCAACTTGATGCCCCTGTCGGCTGCCTTGCTGATGCAGCTTGACGAGACATCGGGCATGTCGCTCGGCCTGCACACGCCCTTGGCGCGGATGATGGCCAGCATGCGCGGACGGATCTGCTGCTCGCGCGGCGGGATGTGCCGCTTGCCTTGTGACTTGGTCATTTGGCCGGGATCTCCTTGGCTGCGCACTCGCCGCAGATCTTCTGCTTCAAGCCCTGGAAACGACGCAGCTTCGACCCGAGCGCGCCCTTGCGCTTGGTACACATCGGGCAGGTGAAGTTGATGTAGTGGCCGGTCCCTGCGTAGGGAAAGCCGGCGGTGCTGATGCCGCGGATCATGTTTTCTCCTTGATGTCGTTGATGGCCTGGTCGCCGACGCGCCGAGCCCATGCCAGCGCGTCTGGGTTGACCCGGCCGCCGGCTGCGTGGTGCTCGAGCAGATCGCGGGCGACGCGGCGCATCTTTTCGAGTTGCTCGGGGGTCAGTGGGGTGGTCATGCGAACTCCATCAGCGCCACATGCGCATCGATCTGCGGCCGCATGCCGGGCGGCAACTTGTCGGCGTCGATGGCCGAGAACGTGCCGCCGCTGATCGCAACGTCCATCCCGTCGCGCAGAGCGGCCCGCCACGCCGCGCGCTGACCGCCGGTAAGGGTCTCGCCCTGCTTCTCGCGTTCCTGCAGCCTGTAGGCCCATTGCAGCGGCGACGTGGCCTTGGCGATCGAACCCATGCGCTGCAACTCGGCAGCAACACGAGCCTTGTCGGCCTTCGGAGCCGGCAGGCGCGGTGCCATCGGCTCGGGCGCACGAAGGCACAGGTCGCGGAACTGCGTGACGCCTGGCGGAAACTCTGGCGGCAGGTGCTCGAGCGCGTGCTTGATCTGCTCGGGGCGCAGGCCGCTGAGTTCTGTGACCCAGTCGTGCTTGACCAACTCATCCGGTATGCCCGGGTACTTCGCGACCCAACTGCTGCCGTAGCGCACAAGCAGTCGGGCGTGGATGCGGTCAACCCATGCTGATTCGAGCATTGACTTCCTCCATGTCGATGACGTTGCTGTCGGGGGTGTTCGGGGCGCACGAGCCCATCCAGCGACGGGCGACTTCCTTGGCTGCTTCGGCGTCGCGTTCGCGGAATGACTGCGCGGCCGAGCCCTTCTTGACGCTCGGCGCGGACTTCAAGGCGGCCTGCAGCCAAGGAACGGGTTGAATCGGACTCTCTTCGGCGCACGCCGTCAGCGCCTGCAGCACTACCTCGTCGCCATGCGTCTTGCACTGCGCCGCGAGGAAGCTGCGGGCGTTCTTGTCGCTGACGCCGGCTGCGGTCAGCAGAGTCACGCCGTTGGCGAAAACCATGTCGCGGGGAGTCGGCGGCGTCTTGGCGACGCCAGAAGCGTTAGCTTCTGAAAGAGTTATCTCTTCTCCTTCTCCTTCTCCTTCCCTTCTCTTGGAGTCAGTCACAGACTCTGTTGCACTGTCTGTGACTGACTCTGTGGCACGGTCAGTCGATTCAATCGACGGCGCCTTTGACATGGCCTGCTTCGTCTTGGAGATCTCTTCTGACACATGCGCTCGCTCGGCATCTGTCTTGCACTCCTTCAGCCGCTTTTCCATCGCAGCAAGCCGAGCTTTCGCCGTCTTGGCGCGCTGCGCAGACTTCGCTTCCAATGCGGTGTTCACACCTTCGGCCACTACTGGGTGATAGAGACGACCGTCAGTGCAAACAATCCAGCCGCGCAGCGATCCACTGCGGACCTTGATCCACTGCTTCATGTCGCGCGCCAACTCAGCCAGTCGGCACAACTCGATGTCGTCATCAGGCAGGCTGCCGGCCGGCACCTGGTCCCATGACTTGAGCCAAAGCGTGACGCCAGCGCGCCACTCAGCATCGGTGGCTCGCGCATGGAAAGCTGAACCGAACAGCCGCGCACGGAACAGCGGCGTGTGCGGGAAATCTCGCAGATCGCAGCCGGCGGGGGTCAATGGCTTCGTCATTCCTGAACCGCTCCCAACATCCGATCCAGCGCATCCACAACCTGCTTGGCTTCGGACGGCGACAACACGGCGACGTCGTTGTCACCGCGGCGGATCTGGATGGCGCCGTCAGACCAGACGGCCACGCGCATGCGTGGTTCTGACTTCTCGGGCTTCAACGGATCCAATTCGGGAACGTGCATGCGATCCGCAGAAGAAGGCAGCGGTTTCGGAAGTTGGTCGGCACGCTTTTCCCGTGCTCGCGGGGGCCGTTGTTCGGCGTGACCCTCCGCATCTGCTGCCTTCCCAGCAACTTGAGCCGCTTCGGTCGCCGCTTCGGGCGGTTGTGCATCCGTAAAAACTGGGATCGCATGCGCCATATCAAACACGCTGCGCAGCGATGGCTGGGGGGCCTTGAAAGGCTTGCCCAGCGGCCCGTCGTCTTCCTCGCTGTCATCGATGGCGGGTTTCTCAAGCGGAGTGCCGTCGCCGATCGACCACCACAGGTGCCGCTGGTTGCCATCGCGATAGCGGGCGCGGATCAGTCCGTGGTTGCGAGCAGCTTGCGTCGACGGCAGCATCGCGCTCGAGGGCTGGCCGATCGCAGACGCCAACTCGGCGGTGCTGATCTCGCCGTCGACATCAATCGTTCTCAGGTGCTTCCAGCACAAGTGCGCGATCGTGCCGGGCTGCAGCGTGTAGGTCATGCTGGCATCCCCAACTCATCCGCCACGCCGATGTCGCAGAGATCCAGCACACGCAGGCCGAGCGCGATGGCGATCTGGCGCTCCAGCAGCGCGCCGCGTGACCGGCCCCAACCTGGCAGCAGAATGATCACGTCGCAGTCGACCATGACCTTGATGTCGCGGCGCATCGCCTCCGACCACGTCGGGTTCGGGTACGGCGCATTGATGTCGTGCGGGTTGACGACGCTGTAGCCGGCGAGCATCAGGCGCGCAGCGGCTTGATCGAACGCGGCGCGGTTGCCGTTCGGCAGTCCGCTGATCGGGCCGGCGATGTAGGCGCGCGTCATGAGCACACCCCTGAATAGGTGGCCCATGTGTTTCCGTACATCGCTCGAATTCCTACAAGCAATTCACCCTTTGTGGTGGTTGCACAGTTTTGAATTCGGCGCACATTCACCCCATGCGAAGAAATGCCCCAGCCACTCAACGTCGTGAGGAAAGCGACCGGGGCGAAAGTGCGCTGGAGACGCACGGAGACATTCATTCCACCTCAACCTCGGATTCAAAATCAAATGCCTCGGATGTTTCAAGGTCTTTGCGACCTGCCGCAGCCATTTGAACATTCTTCAAAGCCTGACGGTAGTAACTTGGCTTCAACTCAACTCCCATCCCTCGCCGACCAAGAATGACGGGGCTATAAACCTCTGACCCAACCCCCATGAATGGGGTAAATACAGTCTCGCCAGGGTTGCTGAAAAGTTCCACGCATCGATCAATAACATCAAGTTGCAATGGGTGAACATGCTTTTCGTCCTCGCCATCCCTTGCCTCACGGAACGGCAACACGCGATTCAATCGGATGTCATCCCACATGCAATCTGCATACTGCCGCCAGATCCAATGTGACCACCTGTTTTCGGTTTGCTTTCCAGACCATCCACGGTACGGCAACAGGTCAGCAGGCGGGACGCGTTCACCGGCGTAGTCAAATAGGCCCTGCGGGTGCATCACTGGGACAGGATTGGTTCCGTGCCTGCGGAACGTCAACAAAAAGTCCGCCGAGGCAACACCACAATCGATAGAGTCCGCACACAACGACGCATGTGCAAGGTTTTTCTGCATGGTTCGCAAACGAACGGCCAGCGGTTCTTTCCAAATTGCCCGGCGACCCGTATACCTCCACCCTTCACGCTCATGCAATCGAATGATGTCCCCTGGGAAATCAATCAGCGAGTCCGTCCCGCTGTTGCTGCGAGGAACGTCCATGCAATGAACAGCGGTGACCCGCCCGGGCATTGTGACTCGAGCAAGCTCTCGCACGACAAACGTGTAGTGCTCAAAAAACGAGTCGTAGTCATCGCAATTTGAAAGGTCGCGCTCGTTGCTGCTGTAGTGATACAGGCCTCCAAACGGTGGCGAATAAATCGATAGGTGAACGCTCGCAGATGGCAATCCTTCCATCACCTCCACGCAGTCAGAGTTATAAATCGCAAACCGATCGGTCACGTGTTGTTCAGTTACAGCCATGATGGCAACTCCAGTTGTTTTGTCATTGGATGGCTGCGTTCGACACCAGCCGCGTAGTTCATCTCAGTCACAAGGCGGTCAAACATTTCGTCTGCCTGCTTCGCTTTGCGCTGAAGATTTCTCATTACTCCACGCTCGCCCTCCGTGGTGACGATGTCAACCCTGACAGGCCGTTTCTGACCAAACCGCCAGCACCTGCGAACAGCTTGGTAGTATTGTTCAAACGAGTGAGAAGGGAAAAACGTAACGTGATTGCAGTGCTGAAAATTGAGCCCCCATGCGCCAATCTTCGGCTTCGTAATTAGCACCCGAGCACGCCCCTCCGCAAACGACAAGAGGCGAGCCTCTTTTACGTCATCGCTATCGGATCCGCTCACTTGAACAGCGTCCGGGATCAGCTTTTCCAGTAGATCGCCCTCGTCGTTCATATGACACCAAACCAGCGCAGGCTCCCCGGTGTTGTTGACCAATCCAGCCACACGCTCACAACGTTCCTGAACGGTGCGCCTACGCTCCTCGCGTTGCTCTTGGAGTCCCTGCGCTGGCAACGCGAAAAGCATCCCATCGGCCAACGTATTTGCCTCAACCAGATGCTCAACCTCGGTCAACTCAGGCAAGACAAACCGCGTATCGTCAAACCCAATGTCGGACGGCTTCCGCATGGCGCTCGCCCACGAACACACCCACCGCCAAAACGGGAGTTCTGCATGCCCCTTAAGCCGCCATTTCACAACCTCGCCACGCATGCGTCCTGTCGCGCTGTTGTTAAGGTCGTTTTTGAAAAACCTGTTAAGCATGTCCATATGGCCTAAGTACCCGAGGGCCTCAGACGAGGTGCCAAGCTCAAGATAATCATTCGGCGCAGCCGTCGCAGTCTGTAAGAGCCTATAAGGAACCTTACGCATGAACTGTGTGATTTCTCCGCGCCGCTGGCCCGCGAAAGACTTCAACACGCTTGACTCGTCGCACACAACGCCAGAAAAGTCTGCTGCGTTGAAATAGTGCAATCGCTCGTAGTTCGTGACGATGATGTGGCCGTCAGAATTGCCGTCGCGCGATTGCTTAGCTTGGATGCCAAACTTTTCTGCCTCCCGGATAGTCTGAGCCCCGACAGCCAGTGGCGTCAGGTACAAAACAGGCCGCAACGTTTTGCGAGCCACGTTCGACGCCCATACAAGACCCATCGGCGTCTTTCCAAGTCCGCAATCTGAAAAGTTAGCTGACCGGCCTTTGCGGATTAGCCACTCGCATCGGGCCTTTTGAAAGTCGTACAAAAAGTCCGGCATCCATACGGGAGCAAACCCGCTATCCGATCCT